CAAATACAGGATTTAATTGTTCTCCATATAAGTTTCTAAAGATAGAAGCTAACTCTGAAAGTTTAGCTACAATTTCTTCTTTATTAATAGTAGGTTTAACTTCTACTACAGGTGCTACTTCTTTTTCTACTACAGGAGCAGGAGTTTCTACAATTGGAGTTTCTACTTTAACTTCTTCTTTAGGAGTATTAACTGATTTTGCCATAATTATATCTTTTTAATTTTATACGCTATTTACTTTTAGGTTTATACTTAAGAGCTTTCTTCTTAATTGCAATCTCTTCTTTCTTAAGTGCAAGTTTATCATTCTCAAGTTTCATTCTATCAGCATGAACTCTATTTTGTTGTTCATTCTCTCTAGCTTGCATTTCCTGTTCTACTTGCATTTTAGTTTTTTCCATCTCAAGTTTTTGCTGTTTCTCAACTTGCTCAAACTGTTGTTTAGATTGTTGTAATGAGAGTTTAGTAGCTTCCATTACATCAGGAATCATATTTTGATTTACATCAGGATTACTCATACCAATACTTCCAAGAGCTCTAATTTCAGCTTCTCTAAGTTTAGCCTCTCTATCAAGTTGTCTTTGAGTTTCATCTCTATCCATCTTCTCTCTTGCAATTCTCTCATTACTCTCAATTTGTTGCTGTTGTACTTGAGTCTGTTGTTCTTGCATTTTTTGTTTTTGCTCCTCAGATCTCTTAATTGAGTTCTCAACTTCAGCAATAGAGTTGCTTTTTAAGAGAGTAACAAAGTTAGAGAATTGCAAAGTTCCAGAAGCAATACCTTCTTTAGCAAGTCCCTTAAGTTGTTCTAGGATAGCATTGTCCTTAATGCTATCAGAAACATAAAGTCCAAAATCAGTATTAATTAGAGATTTAGTATTTAAGATAGTTCTAGAAAATTCATCAAATACCAGTTTTCCTTGTTCACTAGTAGAGTATGCAATCTTAGCTATCTCAAGAAGATGCTCAAGTACTTTTTCCTTAACCATAGAGTGCTCATGAAAGTATATCTCAGTAAGAGCATTGCTCTGTACAATAGATCTCTCTACACCTCCCATTGTTTCAGAGGTATTAATTTGACCTTTTCTTTGTCTAGAGATACCAGTAATATTTTCTACTGCTTCCTCAATTTTAGAAAGCATTGAGAAATATCCACTAATAGAGTTAGAGAGGGTCATATCTATCCCAGTAAACTGGTTAAATTTAGATACAGAAGTAGGATCTCCTTCTCTACCTTCCTCTGCTGAGTTTACAAATGCAATACCCAGAGTATCAAAGTAATACATCCACTGCTCTACTGTCCATCCCTTACTCTTTGGGATTTGAGCAATGTCCATTACAAACTTTTTACCCTTTGCTTTAGCAAATTCCAGTTCTAGTCTGTACCAGATAATGTTGTAGAGGTATTGATAGGGTTTAATGAGATCAACAAGTGAGGTCGGCTTACTGTTGATGTTGTTGTAGATTCTACCAATAAATGGAAGTTTACACTTGTATGGGTTATCCACTGTGTTGAATTGATAGGGACTCTCGTAAGCAAAGAAGATTGTTGGCCCAACTTGCACTCCAATCCATGTTCTTGGAATCCAGTTCCATTCAACTTTAATTTCCCCTTTAAGTTCTGCAGGAATTTTGAAATCCTCATCAACAACTTTCTTTTGTACCTGTCCATTTTGATCAATGTAAGTTGCAGTCCCAATTTTCTTCTCACTTTTCCATGTGACAAGTTGCATGAGAATCTTGGTACCTGTGTAATTGTAATGTGGGTATGTTGTTGTAATGACTTCTGGGGATTGTCCATATGATGCTGTAGCATTAAATATTTCTGCACTTCTTAAGTTATCTCTATCTTTATCTGTTAGTTTGTCTCCAAACCAATCTAGTATTTGTCCTCTATCTAACCACATTCTACCTACTGCCCAATCACAATCCTCAATAAAGAGTGAGTCTTGATTCTTATCACACTCAAAGTGTATTGGATTCCAGGGAATTAAGACAGGTTCATTATTAAAGATACCTGCATAGTATACTTCCTCTGCACAAGTAAGCGCATTCTGAAAACCTCTGATAAAGTGATTCTTTAATTTAAGAGCTTTCTCAAGATGTTGTAAAAGTTTATTTGCAGTAATTTCTACATTATTAGTATAAGAATTAGTAAAATATTCCTCTACTTCTTTAGGACTTTCTGTTTGAATTTTTTCACCAAGTGCATTCTTAAGGATTGCCATATAAGCATATTCTAAGGCTTCTTTCTTATCCTGAAGATATTGATTGAAGCCCTCCCCTGCAGTAGAGACAACTTTGTATGTAAAAGGCCTCTTGAGTTCTTCCCCCACCAGTTGCAGAACAGAGCTGCGCACAATATTATAGTCCTGGAAATTAGCAGGAAGATTGCCAATGCTATCATGTATATCAACACCATAAGGTTTAGTTACATATGAGAAATCCTCTAGATTAACAATAGAGTTAAAGAGATCATAATTAATTTGTTTAGCCTCTCTAGAAGTTCTACTTCCTGAGAGATTAGAGTATGCTCTACCTACTAGGGCAATGATACATTTCTTTTGCCAATCTAGGGTTTCCTTAGTCCTCTGAGGTACTCGTTGTTCTGGAAGTGGTGGAATCATTAGTTACTAAATAATTTGGATGAGAAGAAATCTCTACCATTCCTCTTATACGAGTCTTTAAAAGCAGGTTGTATTCTTGTTAACTCTATACTCCTAATAAGGGATAGTGAGAAGGATATAAATCTATCAAAGTTACCTCTACTATTATAAGTAATAAGTTCTTGCAATAGTCCTACACTCTTTATCTTATATACATTACTCTTACCATCCTCATACTCCTCTCTTAACCAGTTATTTACATAGGTAATGAGTTCATTCTTAACAGAGGAATATGAATTGCCGACAACTCTGATTCCATAGGTATTGGAATGTTGATTAGATGCAGCCTTGACAATACTAGGAGTTCTGGATAATAGATGTAACTTATGTTTGTTCTCACAGTGAGTTTTGAAATTGTTGATGTTATTCTCATATAGACAGCTTGCGTTATAGTACTCTATTAAGAGGATACATTGATCATAAAACTCCTTAAAGTTTTGTGGTCTACCTGTATACTCTGCAACTGGAAGATCATGGGTTTCTTCTCCAATAGCATACCTTTTAAAGATAAAGAGTGAGCCCAAAGACTCAGAATAATTAGCTTCATCTGTAGCATATGGATCTAGTCCTGCAGTATATAAGTTGTACGATGTACCTGGAGTTGGTTTTTCCCATATCTGTATACAACCACTCTTATCTATACTCTTATCTCTATACTCTAAAGGTCTGAGAGATAAGTCTGGTACAAACTCTGCATTACCTCTCTCATCATAAGCCATTCTACCACAGATACCTTTATACTCATCTTTAGTCATGCATAATCCTAGTTGTCTACGCAGATCTTCTGTAGGAAATACATTATTAGAGATAATTTGGAAAGCTTCTGCAGGAGACCATGCATACTCAGTAGTATGTCTAAGATATTCTTCAGGGCTCTTTGCTTTAGCCTTCTTATTCTCTCTGAGCTTTGTCAAAAGCTCCTTAGCCTTAGGTATATCAGAATTACCTTCCTTATCATAAGCACCCTCATAGTTCTGATACATAGGAAAGAAGAAACCTGTACTCTTCTCAGGTAAACCATCCTCATCCCATACATTCTCAAAGGGCATCATATTATAATTATCTGGGTTATAATACATCTCAGCAAAGTCAATAGTACCTGCTTCCATATCACCACCAGTACCAAAGACAATCATCATCCCAGTATAGTAATCACCTGCCTTAATAGAAGGTTCCATAGCATAGTAACTCTCATTCCAATTAATGAAGGTACCTGCTTCTTCTACAATAATCTTGCTTGCATCAGCACCCCTTGCAGCATCAGGGTTATTCTGAAAGGATACACAGGTAATAGCACTTTGATGACCCTTAGAGAGTTCTGTACCATCATCAGTATACTCAATATAACCACTCTTAATTCTACCATCAGCTATCTTATTTACTAGTCTGCTTCTTTTAAAAGCTGGACAATTGGTATTCAAGTGGTTAAGCATATCCATTACCTTAGTAAAGATACCAATCTCTGAGAATAGATACTTCTTATCATAAGCAGCAACAAGGGTTAAGCTTTTCTTAATGAAGGTATATTCCCAAGCTATAGTAGCAGCATTCTTATAAGAGAAACCTCTTCTTCTAGCCTTACCTACTATCATACTCTTACCTCCCTCTGTCCATAAGACCTTGTTATTCAGGTGTAAAGTTGGAATTAAGGATGGATCTATACCATTCTCTGCAATCTCTAGAAACCAGAAATACTCAAAGTCACCATCCCAAAAGTCAGGAAGTAGAAATCCCTTAGATACCTTCCTCTTACCTCTATTATCATCAGTTAAGTTTACCTTATTTATTAAGCAATAGTTTAAGTAGAAATAATGCTTGCCAGTAATCTTAGCACCTGAGACTTCATAGCCCTCCATACACCTAGTAAACTCCTGATCCCAAAACCTATCAAATTCTAGTGTTCCAGGAAGAGCATCAGTATATCTGCCAGTAGTAATGAACCTATTACCAGCTTCTCTAAAGGGTTCTGTATTAACCCAGATACCATTCTTATTTCTTACTGCTCCCATTTGTTAATCTTTGCTCCTGCTCTAACCTTATTCTGTGCTACATTCTCAGATTCTACTTTCTCCTTTAGACCCTCTAGAGTTGTTATTACTTGCAGGGTATTCTTTAGTGCATCAGTAACCTCCTTAACCTTATATACAGGATTACCTCTAGCATCAAGGAGTGCATAATCTACATTTCTAAAGTATGCCCTAGTTTGATTAGCAGCATGTATAGCATCCTGAAGATAGCGCATATTAAAAGAATAATTAAGTTCCTTATACTTCTCAATAGCTGCCTTAAGATCATCTGTAAGAGTAAGTTCTAAGTCCTTATTCAGTGCAGCTATCTTCTGTTCCTCATCATAAGCTCTATAAGGTGAGTTATAATCAGCAAATAGGTATACATACTTAAAAAGTTGTATACCATTATCCTTTTTACTGCTCTCATATAAGGCTTTAAACTCTGGAACTAAGAGACAAGCCTCATGAAGAGTAACACTAGCTCCATTTACATCAATTATTTTCATCCTTTAGTTTCTTAAATTTCTTATATACCTCTCTTTTAGAGAGTTTTCTAGTAAAAGTACCAATATATCTAACTGTTGCCTTAGATTCTTTATTCTTCATAGCTTTAGCAGGGGAAGAAAATGCAAATTTTACAACAGCATTGACATCTTTGTACGGAATCTTCAGATTCTCAGCTACTTCTTTAATAATTTGTTGGATCTTCACTAAAGATAAACTTAATATCTGCTAAGTATATACCATTTCTAAAGCCAGAAGTAGTTAAGAGACCTTTCTTTTTCAAAGATGCCTTAATGTTGTTGTAAGAAGCATCCTTAAGAGATAGTTTATCCTTAATTTTCTTGTTAGTCTTAGGGGAATTTAGCAACTCCCAAGCAATTTGAGGAGTACTTTGCTTATTAAAAGCCTCATACTCTCTGAGTAATTCTGCAGCAACCTTAATTTCTGTCTCAGTAAGGTTAAAGTTTAATGCCATTACCCTCATATAGTTGAGGTATGTATCACCCCTCACTGCTATTAATCTTTGTTTCTCCATCTCCAAAAGGTATTTTAAGTTGTAAGGAGTTAAATTCTTCTTCTATATGTTTTCTCTCAGCTTCATTAATAAGATTCATTATTTCTTCTGGAGTTTCTAAGAAGTTAAACATAATATCCTCAGTAAGTCCCTGCATAATAGTAAAGGTATGCTCAGTTAAAGGGGACTTTTGGTTACCAATAAGGATAAATGGAGGTAGTGTATTAAAGGCAAAGGTAATATCCTTGTATGCAAGGTTTTCTCCTTCTACTACTTCTTCTCCAGCCTCTCTTAGCATT